ATATTTTTAATTGTATTTGTCTACGTAATGCTTCATCCACTAGTGGTTTTCCTTGTTTCTGTTGATTATCGAGAGCAAACCACTCGGGTGTTTTATCTAGTCTATTGATTACTTGATCGTTGTTAGCATCAATGGCTAATGCTACGTCTTTTAATATTTTAAGATTTGAATCTATTAGTTCTTGTAGATCCTCTTTTTTAACTTTTTCAAGTTTTTCGATCAATAATTTTATTTCCTCGATGCTTAACATAGTTTTTTAAAATTTTCCTGTCTTTCTTGTTGTAAAATATCTAAGTGTAATTTTAATTCCTCCCATGGGGTTCTAATTCCGTAATCTGCACTATTTTTGTATAATTCCTCCGGACAATGTTCATAGAATAACTTTGCTGGATCTCTTCCTATTTCGTATGCCTGCTCGATAATGCTTCTCAGAAAGTCTTTTTCTTTGACTCCTTCGTCAAAATCTGCATTTGGACGTATTTCATAGTTCCAATCGTGTGTTTTTAAACAATCAATGTAAATGTTTTTTAATCTACTCATCGCTATATTTAGAATTCAAACAGTTTATTAAATGTATTACTGGTTTCGGTGGATTGTATATCCCACCCTAGCACACCAATTAGGTTATCCAGTTTTTGATCCAATATGGTAGCTTCCATGGCCTCTGAATCAAATGGAAGTTCTTTAAGCCAATCCGGAATACGCATTTCATCCACAGGATATGCAATACTTGTATAGCCCATGGGATTATTTTTTAGTTTGCACACAATTACTTTTGCACCATCTGTTATGGTCATTGAATATTTGTCACCATACATTTCTTTGCATCTGTTCCAGTTCATGCTGGCTCTAACGTGTCCAGGCATGTTTGCTTTACCTTTGGCTTCTTCTGCCGCTGTGTATTTGGTCATATTGTTTGCTCTTTTGGGAGAACCTTTCTCCCATCCTGGTCTTGCTTTGAACTCTGCTCGGAATTCACTAATCCTATCTAGCACGTCTTTTTCATCCTTGCCTTGTAGTACCATGTACAATATTTCACCTAGGAAATCTTGCACAAATACCGGAGTGTCTGATCTTTTTAGATCAAGTCCCATGGCTTTTACTTTGCCGTCCTTGCCTTCTATATCTGTTCTTTTGCCTTCTACATCATAGTACAACACAGCATATCTCTTCTTTGTGATGAATAATCCTTTTGATGCCACAAGTTCTCTACCTGCCGCAATAACATCTCCTCTTGTTGTTGGACAATGGAATGCTTTTGTCATGAATGATTTAAATGATCCGTTAACTTCTTCTGCTATTTTGTCATACAGTCCTAGTACAGAATCTTTAGTCCACGGTATAACGCCGTCAGTAATTTCTTTTTGTAGTGTTTTGTATGCTGAGAAATATACAGAATCTGTATCACCATATACCACACTCTCACCTTTGTGATCATACTTGCCTGCAACAATCTCATTCACTTTGGCTCCCATGTGTTTTGTAATACATCTACCTGTAAGTGTAACTGATTGTCCTATTCTTATATCAAAAAATCTACAACCTGGATTTAGGATTGCACCATACAAACTATTCAAGTTAATTTTTTTAACAAGTTGTCTTTTATCCCAATACTCTCTTTCAATTTGGTTGTCTCCACACTCACGCATTTTTTGTTGCATTTCTTGTCTTTCTGCATACCAACGTTTTAGTAAGCCTGGAATAATTGCTTCATACTCATATGTGAATATTGTACCATTAGCACTTAACATCCATTTGTTGTTGCCATCAAATATTAATTCATACAGTTGTGCCGCACTCATACGCACACTTGTTTTGTCTTCCCAATCCACAACAACCTCTGTGCCTTTTTCTTTGTTCATAACTGCAACATACTCCCAACTGCCAAACTGACTGTCCCACGCCGCCGCAAATGATTTCTTGGCGTGTTTGGCCCTGTTGATCTCTGCCGATGTTATCACAGGTCTTATCTGTCCTATAATGGTTTCTGGACCCATATTCAATGCTCGAATCACACTTGGATACAGCGAGTTGATATCAATAGAACCAATCCAGTCATGTATACCTTTCTGTGGAGTTGCCACATAGGCACCTGCCGCTGATACTGGTTCAGCATCTTTGTCTCTATATTTTCTGCCTGGCACAATTAGACCCTTTCTATGCGACTCATTTACTATGGCTTGTTCTGTAACCGCAACAGCACCCATCGTTGTTTGTAGTAGCACAGTGTTTTGGTGTGCAATCTCATTGGCAAGCTCTATAAATTTTAGTTTTTTTTCAAGTTTAGCCAACAGTGCTGTATCTTGTCTGTTGTATTCTATAAACAATCCAAAATCATTTTTGTAAAGTGCATCTAATGATCCTTCATACACAGTTTTTTTCTCTCCCAATTCATGTTCACCAATTGCGTCTAGTCTGAAACTGTGTCTTTCCTCATATGTGTATTTTCTGTAAAGTTCAAGCAAGTCCAAATGTACTCTACCAATAAGATCAAAACTTAATTGTTCTCTGCCGTATTTTTCAAATATTCTTTTTCTAGGCTTTTCACCCCAAAAACACAAACGTCTTGTGTCATCTGAACTTAATACTTTTTGTATTCTACCAACTGTATATGGAATGTCATATCCTTCTGAGTTCCAACCTGACAGTATGTCTGCATCTTCTACTAATTGTAAGAATGCATCCAGCATATCTTTCTCTTTTTCAAACAACATTGTGTTGGGGAAACGTTCAGTTAAAACTTTTGCATCTTGCATACTGATTGTCTTTGGTGGTACTGCAAGTGTGACTAGTTGATCCGTCCAGCTCATATAACAACTTATGGCAGTTATGGGCATGAACGGATCATCTGTTGTTGAATAACCCCTCTCAGGATCAAAGTCAACTTCAATATCAAAGAACATAGTGTTCAACTTGGGAGTCTCCTTGCCTAAGTAGTTCTCCTCAAGGCATCTAAACACTGGATTGATATCTTGTTCATAAAGAGACTTATTGGACCTTAATCTTTGCTCTTTAATGAATTCTTTGTGAGTTGTACATTGTACTTTTTGTAGTGTTTCACCTGTCATTGATCTGTGTTTGCCTCTTGCGTCTGGATAGTAAAACACATACCTTGCGTCATACTCTACAAACACACGACCTTTTTTAGGATCACGTTCTACAACATAAATTTTATCTTCGTCTTTTTTGTATAGTGCGTCTATGTAACTCATTTAAAAAAATACTCTTATGTTTCCTATTACATTCATTATAGTAAACCATGATGCCAAAAAGCAAGTCCAAATAATTCTCCTACGATATGCCGCAACGGCCAGTGTGGTTGAACCTAAAAGATACAACGGAAAAATCCATTGCATGTCAGGCCCAGGGGAAGTAAAAGTTAATAGTGCTGATCCCCAAATGGTCACAGTAACAGAGAATACTTCCAAATAAAATGCAAGTCTATCTGTAATATAACTTTCTACCCAAAATTCTTTGAGTACTTTATACACTATAATTTGCCGGCTGTGTTCAGTATGCTTTCTAGTGTGTCCATGTCATCGGCAATGTTTTGATAGTTGCCTCTGTGTGCCACAGATATTGCTTTGTTGATTAGTGCTGGTTTTAGTTCAAGCTCTTCTGAAATTGCTTTTACTGTATCTTTTAAACCACCTTTAAGGTCTTCGACTTCGCCTAGTACTTGTGAGCCTTGTGATATGATTTGGATAAGTTTTTGTTTTTCCGCATCGTTGAAGTTTCTTACTGCCATTTGTTTCTCCTGTTGTTATTCAACAAGTATATAACAAATATAATGCGGAGTCAATTGGTATTTGGATTATTCTACGTTGCCTTTGTGTCTGGCTTTTTTAACAACTTCGCCTTTTTCCATGGCTTCGGCCCACACAACCATATTGTTTACCAAACTTTTTACACTGCCAATTGTTTCTGAATCTTTTAGAATATTATCTCGGCCCTGTGCTTCAGACTCAATGTTGCATAGTGGAGGTGTTGTTAGTGCTAGATTAGACGCAAAACTTGCCAGTGTGCCTGTGATATGTTGCCAACCGTCCACAGCACCTGAAACAATAGTGCCCATCACTTTGCCAAACATTGGTTTGTAATTGTTGTCATCTAAACTCCATGTGTCGATAAAATCCATTCTCTCAATCAGTGCCTGTGTGTGACTGCTGAACATACCCCACCATATAGGTGTTGCAATAACAATGCCTGCTATGTCTGGTTGTATCATTTTGTAAATTACTGGACGTAATTCATCATCTTCGTCTTCTACACTGTTTTTATAATTTAATTCTGCTGTGTTTACAATCTCACACTCATGACCTACTTTTTCAAAACCTAGTTTGACCATTTCACATATTGTTGATACATTTGATTCTGTGCTTGGTTTTAGTGTTCCGTTTATAATTATAAATTTCATATTACTTCTTTGTTTTTACGTTCTTGGCTTTGCCACTTCTATTCTTGTTTGGATCTTCCCTACGTTTTCTACTAGCCGCAGACTTTCTGCCTTTTTTACCTAGTGCGTTTGCTTTTGATCTTGGTAGACATTTAGGCTTACCTTCTTTGCTAGAACCTCTTGCACAGTCTCCTCTGATTTTTCCATCTGGACCAAAACGTACCCATTTATCTTTAAACCATTTTTTTAAATTTTCATTTAGTGATTCTGCAAATACTAATCCGCCGCAGTTCACACAGAAGTCTACATCTTCTTTTTTAACACAGTTGGGTACACGTTTGCCGAACATGGTCTTCATGCCCTTCTTTGTATAACCTTTCCAACACTTTTCTGTTATTACGTCTGTGATTCTCATTTTTTGCTTTTGTTACCCCAGTTGGCCGCACCTTTTTTACGACACTGAACTAGAGCACCAGAGGCATAGGCTGAAGGCCAAACTTTATATCTTGATTTTACTTTGTGATAGCAGGCATCTTGTTTTTCTGCTAGTTGTTCAAATTCTTCTTCTGTGATTCCTGTAACTTCGTTGATCTTCATGTTACCACTTTCTACAAGACCAATATCTTGCTTTGGTTTTTGGACCTGGGTTTGCACAGTTGTGACGTGCTCTAAATGATTTTCTTGCTTTAGGATTAGACTTCCTAATTCTCATTGTTTTTCTTTTTGCACTTGTACCACCGTGTCCAAAGTTTACTTTTTTAACATTGCCTGTTTTTGG